TAATAATTTTTAATTCTTCTATAGCAAAATCAAATGGTAAACATTGTTTATTTTTACACCATTCAACTTTGTATTGTCTTTTAATTGTTGGATAAAATTCTTTTATTTTTTCATAAAATTTATATTCTGTTTTGTTTATACAACTTGGACAACCGTGTTTTGACATATGAACATACGGTAGTTGTGTAAATTCTCCGTGTTTTTTACAAACAATAATTATACCAGTATAATTATTTACATATTCAACCTTAGAATAATTGTATTTATTGTCGTGTATTTTATTAGCCTTATCAATAAATTCTAATAAATCTAATTTAACATTATTAGAACATTTTGGACACCCACATTTCCTATTTATATGAAAATCAGGTATTTGAATAAATTCACCGTGTTCTCTACATATTATTATAATTTGTGTATCAGCATTTATGTAGTTAACCTTTGAATAATCATATTTATCATTATGTATACCTTTTGCTTTTTCAATAAAAGAAGCTGTATCCAACTGAAAATTTTTGGCACATTTTTGACAATTATAATTACTTAGATGGTTAGATGGTGTTTGTTGAAAATCTCCGTGTTCTCTACATATTATAGTAATTTTTGTTTTAGCATTTATGTAATTAACTTTTGAATAATCGTATCTATTTTTGTGGATTTTGTTTGCTTTAGAAATAAATAATTCAGTTTTATCAGTGTGTGTTAACATTAATATACTATAAAGAATATTATAAGTTGTTTTGGTAACAAATTATTTCATTTTTATTAATTTTAGGTAAAAACTTAATTTTGTAATTAATTTTAATTAATTGAATTTTCAAAAAATTTTTTTCTTTAGCATCTATATAAAATGGGAGGAGGACTTATGCAGCTAGTCGCCTATGGCGCACAAGATGTTTACCTAACTGGTAACCCGCAAATCACTTTCTGGAAGGTAACTTACAGAAGGTACACTAACTTTGCCATCGAATCGATTGAGCAAACTTTTAACGGCCAAGCCGATTTTGGACGCAGAGTCCAATGTGTCATCTCCAGAAACGGAGACTTGGCATACAGAACATATCTCCAAGTTACACTACCCGAGATCAACCAGCTTATGGGTCTTGGAAACTACACCAGCGGCCAGAACACTGGTGTCTATGCCCGTTGGTTGGATTACCCCGGCGAGCAGCTCATTGCTCAGGTTGAGGTTGAGATTGGTGGTCAAAGAATTGATCGCCAATATGGTGACTGGATGCACATCTGGAATCAGCTCACTATGACCTCTGAGCAACAAAGAGGTTACTTCAAGATGATTGGTAACACTACCCAACTTACCTTCATCACTGATCCTTCTTTCTCTGATGTTGAGTCCCCTTGTGACTCCTTGGCTCCCCGTCAAGTTTGCGCTCCCCGTAACGCTCTTCCTGAGACCACCCTTTACGTGCCTCTCCAATTCTGGTTTTGCACCAACCCCGGTCTTGCTCTCCCTTTGATTGCTCTCCAATACCACGAGGTCAAGATCAACCTTGATATCCGCCCTATTGATGAGTGCTTGTGGGCTGTTACCACTTTGAACTGCAACACCAATCCTTATGGAGGTTCTGCTCCTGGTGCTCAATACACTGTTGGACGCCCTGTTCCCGCCACCATTGCCTACAATCAGTCTTTGGTTGCTGCTTCTCTCTATGTTGACTATGTCTTCTTGGACACTGACGAGAGACGCAGAATGGCCCAGAACCCCCACGAGTACCTTATTACTCAGCTCCAATTCACTGGTGATGAGTCTGTTGGTTCTTCGTCGAACAAGATCAAGCTCAACTTTAACCACCCCGTTAAGGAGCTTATCTGGGTCGTCCAGCCCGATCAGAACGTTGACTACTGCTCGTCTTTGACTTGCGATGCTCTCCTCTTCAAGGTCCTCGGTGCCCAACCCTTCAACTACACTGATGCCATCGATGCTCTCCCCAATGCTATCCACGCTTTCGGAGGTCCTCAATCTGTTGCTGCTGATTCTCGTGCTTACATTGATGCCCGTGGTCTTTTCCAAGATGCCGGTGCTATGGACTACATTGCTGGCCCTGGTTTCACTGGCTACTGGCACGGTCCCTCCAATCCTTACAATGAGGTAAATATGGGAGGTAACCAAATTCCCTTGAACACTACTGGTCTCCCTGCTTCTATCATTGCTTCTCTCCAGGAGTCTGGTAGTCACAAGGATAACTCTGGTGTCTCTGATGCCGGTACCTTCGTCCTCTCTGAGACCTCTTTGGACATGCACTGCTGGGGACAAAACCCCGTCGTTACCGCTAAGCTCCAACTTAACGGCCAAGACCGCTTCTCTGAGCGTGAAGGTTCTTACTTCTCTTGGGTTCAACCTTACCAATCCCACACCAGAAACCCTGATGAGGGTATCAACGTGTACTCTTTTGCTCTCCGCCCTGAGGAACACCAACCCTCGGGAACTTGCAACTTCTCCAGAATTGATAACGCTACCCTCCAGCTTGTCCTCTCCAACGCTACCGTTGAGGGAACCAAGACTGCCAAGGTTCGTGTCTATGCTACCAATTACAACGTGTTGAGAATTATGAGTGGTATGGGAGGCCTCGCATATAGTAACTAAAGAAATATATTAATTTATATATTATTCATAAAATTAATTTAAAGAGATTTCATATTATATAATTATAATATGAACCAACAAGAAACCTGTATAAATCTTAATCAACGTTTAAGAAATAAACCATCATTTTGTGTTAATTGTGATTACTACTTTCTTAGTTATGGAAAGTATGAGTTTATTCTTGATACTGAAGACTATATTAAAATTAGAGATGATTTAAATAAAACATTTAAACTTGATGTTAATCATTTATATCCATATTATAAAGAAAATAATAAGGAAATAAATATCTTACAGCATTTGTATCATTTCAATTATACTGATAACATATATTCTTTTAAAAATAATAATAAATATGATTTACGAAGGGGAAATATTGTTTGTTATCCCAAAATATATGATGATCTTTTAAATAAATATAATATAACTGACTATATTCAGGGTCATTATTCAACATTAGGTCAACAAGCTTATAAAATTAAAAATTGTTTGTGGAAAATTAAAGAAAATGAAAAAGAGTTTTTATTAATGTATTGCGAACAAAATACATTATGTAAATTATGTCCTGAAAGTTATAAAAAAATATTAGAATTTGAAATTAAAAATAATGGCAATAAAAAGTTGACTTGGTATAAGGCTTCAAATGGATATATTCAAACACATACTACATATACATTAGAAGACCAAAAATGTTATTATATTCATCAAATAATAACGGGTTGCTATGGTAATGGTAAAGGAACAAAAAATGTTAGCGTTGATCACATTGATAGAAATCCTTTAAATAATACGTTTGACAATTTACGAATTGCCTCACAAAATGAACAACAAACTAATTCTAAAGGCATATTATCAGGAACGCAAAGGGAACGAAGTAGTAAAAAAGATTTACCTGATGGTATAACGTATGAAATGTTTAAAAAGTATGTGTATTATAATCGTGAATTTTATAATAAAGAAAAAACAAAAGAAAGGGAGTTTTTCCGTGTTGAACATCCCAAATTAGATAAACCGTGGGCTACAACAAAGTCTGAAAAAGTGTCAATTTTAGAAAAACTTGCTCAAGCAAATAAGGTAGTTGATGATTTAGAAAAAGATATTTATCCTGAAAAAGGTGAAACCACTTTACCAAAATATGTATCTTTAGTTGTAACAAGAGAGAAACCACATCTTGTATATGAAAAAAGAATAGTAGATGGAAAAAGATTAAATGTAAAAATGGTTTTACCAGAAGAATATGATTTACACGACCAATTAGCTATATTAAATGATAAAATAAAGGAAAAATATGAAGACGAAAGTATATTATAAACTTAAGTCATTTCCCTTTAAAAATAGTTTAAATACTAAATACATAATTATATTAAATGTTAAAACCCATAGTAGTTCTTGTATTTGGCGGAAATGGTTGGATTGGCTCCAAGGTGGTCAAATTGCTACAAAAATCGAATACTACAGTTATAAAATCATCTTGTCGAGCAGATGATATCAACGCAATACAAAAAGAAATAGCTGATATTGGAAATGTAACACACATAATGAGTTTTATTGGGCGAACCCACGGAATATATAATAATGAAGTAATTGGAACTATTGACTACTTGGAAAAGCCCGGTAAATTAGTAGACAATATGAGAGATAATTTGTTTAGTCCAATTAGTCTTGCTGAAATAAGCAAAAAAAACAGTATTCATTTTACTTATTTAGGTACAGGGTGTATTTTTGAATATGACGATGAACATTTATTTGGCGACCAAGAAACCGGCTTTTTAGAATCTGATTTACCCAATTTTGTCGGTTCATCTTATTCTATTGTAAAAGGATATACTGACCGATTAATGCAACTATTGTATTCAGATAGCACGCTGAATGCCAGAATTCGTATGCCTATTACAGACGAGCAAGATAGTCCGCGCAATTTTATTACCAAGATTACAAGTTACAAGAAAGTATGTTCTATACCAAATTCAATGACCGTATTAGATGAATTATTACCGGCATTAATTGAATTAGCATTAAAAGGAGAAGTTGGAACAATTAATTTAACAAATCCTGGGCTAATTTCGCATAATGAAATATTAACAATGTACAAAGAAATCGTAGACCCTAATTTTACCTGGGAAAACTTTTCAGTGGAGGAGCAAAATCAAATATTAGCATCAAAGCGTTCAAATAATTGTTTGAATACAGATAAACTATCACAACTTCATTCGGTATTACCAATTAAAGAATCAGTAAGAAATACTTTAATTAGAATGAGAGAGAAAAAATAATATTATATAAATTACAATTAATGTATTTACAAAGAATAAATATATAAATAAATATTTTAATAATAATAAAATATGAAAAACTTATTGATAACCGGTGGTTGTGGATTCATAGGCTCAAATTTTATTAACTATTTTTTTAACTTGGATAAAGATATAAACATTATAAATTACGATGCTATGTACTATTGTGCCAGTGAAATGAATGTAAATCAAGAAATTCGTGAATCGACAAGATATAAATTAGTAAAAGGCAATTTGTGTTCATTTGATTTAGTTAGGTATGTATTAGAAAATAACAAAATAGATACTGTTATTCATTTTGCAGCACAATCGCATGTCCAGAATTCTTTTGAGGATTCGCTTCAATATACAAATGATAATGTAGTAGGCACACATACTTTATTAGAATGCTGTAGACGTTATGGAAATATTGAGCGTTTTATTCATATTTCCACAGACGAAGTTTATGGCGAATCAATGTTAGAAGAAAACGAAGAAAAAAAGAACGAGGAGTCGATTTTATGCCCGACTAATCCATATGCCGCGTCAAAAGCTGCCGCAGAATTAATTGCAAAATCATATTACCATTCTTTTAAAATGCCTATTATAATTACGCGCGGTAATAACGTTTATGGTCCCAATCAATATCCCGAAAAATTAATACCATTATTTATAGAATTATTAATAAATAATAAACCGGTAACAATACAGGGTGACGGTTCAAATGTACGTGCTTTTTTACACGTTAACGATGTTTGTTCAGCTTTGAATTTGGTTTTGAAAAATGGCAAAATTGGTGAAATATATAATATTGGAAGTGACGAGAATGACGAATATACGATTCTTGATATATCTAAATTATTGATTAAAAATATTACGAATACGGAAGAATACGATAAATTTATCACATATATTCAAGATAGACCGTTTAATGACAAGCGATATTACATTAGTAATAAAAAAGTGAAGGATTTGGGTTGGAAAATTGAAACAGAATTTAACGAAGGAATAATTAATTTAATAAACCATATTAAACTTAAATAATAAAATTAAATCATAAAATAAAATTGAATTTAAAAACTAACAAAGATAAAAAGTATAACAATAAAATAAAATGACTGAATTTGATACCGAATCCATAGAAATATATTTTAAGCAAGTGTATACTTGTAAAACAAAGGTGTACCCTGTAAACATTGATTACACAGTGGCACAGTTTTACGAGTTTATAACCGCAAAAGCTTTTAGTGATGATTTTGCCATTAACCGTAATAGCTATAAAATAGAAATAGTAGAAGCAGGACAATTTGACAATGTGAACGGACGTGACGCCGAATTGGCGCCAGCTCTTAACCCAAATGAAGAAGTAACATTGCGAGATAAATATGGCGACAATATTAAACACAAGGCATTTTATATTAGACCGAAACTATTTATAACTATACCAGATAGCCCGACATATAATGAAATGATTGTAATGGCACCCAGAACATAATTTATATTTAATTTAATATTTAATTAAAAATAAACCTTAATGTCTTCTTTTTCTTTTTTTCCTACTTGTTTTCATAGTAGCTCTTTTTCTTTTCTTACCAGTTTTACCTTTTTTGTTTTTCTTTAGACCATAAGCAGTCATATTTTCTTCTCTCTGTATTTCATATATTTTTTGATTAATAGCATCTAACATTGAGTCTTGAGTGAGGTTTTGCAATTCGTTCACAAAATTCTGTAGGTCTTGTTCGGCGTATTCTGTGTCTCCGTGATTTACTCTTAAATACAGTCGCCACAATCTACCTATAGCATTTTTATTATTATCATTGTGGATAAATGTATCTATAACATTACGTGTGGTCGCTGGTATCGAATCATAATTAGAACTCATTTATATAATACGTGAAAAAAAATTATAATTCGAATATTTTTATTTATTTTATAAGGAACTAATTTAAGCGTCGTTTGTCTCCTCTTCTTCATCAACAATCCTGACATACTTGTTATTTTCATACTTAACATTATTACAATTAAACAATTTGTTCATATTAATTATTTCTGGCTTTTCGGTGTCCGACGTAAACAATTTCGCAATTTGCGCGTCATCTCTAAAACGCACTGTGTAGGTCTGTTGAATATTATTTCGCCCAATTCGACCCATACCTTGAATAATTTTTTCCTGCGTTAAATCCAAATCTTTACTTAAATAACCGTGACAAAACTGATAATTTGTTCCGTAAATGTAATCACTCGAAGCAATAATCATATATAATTTTTGTTCGTCTGCCATCTTCTTCATAATCTCCGTGTACCGAATATTTTCGTGAGTAATAAACACTCCGATTCCCATCAACAACAATATTTTCCAACTATCGTCAATGCCATTAAGTGTCATAATATCATTAACAGTATTATCATCTATATCACTTGTAAATGATCTTGCTGTATCTAAACTTTGTGTAGTCCACTTTTCAATATGTTCCTTTTTATTAGGAACAAATATTTCATTTAGTGTGGCAGTTTTAATCCTGGCTTTTAACTCGGTTATTTCTTGAGTAATTTTTTTCATCAAATTTTTACCGGAAAATTCTTCGTCATATTCTCTATTGAACTTGCGAATATCCTTTGTCGATTTATTTCTTCCAGCTGCGCTACCTGAACCAGTCAGATTTTTAACAGTGGACTCAATTTTCTCCTTTTCAATATCATATACACTTTCCAGCTCAGCCAGCTTTTGATTAATTATATTGTTATATTCAATCTTTTTCATAATATCATCCATAATAACTGAAGGAATATTTGCTTGCTGTATACAAAACTTAGCAATTTTTTCAATATCATTTGACATAAATATTGTTGGTCCGTCGGTTAAGGTATAAGAGTCTTTGGTAGTAATATATGCGCCGGATGTACCAACAGGCAATTTAGGTTCTGGTTTTACTGGTTTTTGTTCGCTCGCTACACGTGACAATGCTGAACCGCCCAAACTCTTCGAATTAAATACACTTGTTGGTGGGCCAACGCTTCTTGACTTCGTAATTTTATTACCATTTGCGTCAACCGTCTCATTCGACATAATTCTCGGTTTTCTGATTCTTGTAAAATAGTTATAGACGATGGGCCAGTGCTCACTACTAATACTTTTCAATAATTTTATGTAATAAATCTTAACATTTGTCATATTAATATCATCGAGCGACTCAAAATGTCTACTAAGCTCCATCCTCCTACCAGCCATATTATTTTTTAATACATAACTAATAAACTCAACCACTTCTTTTAAATCAAAATATCGTAGTAGTGTCAAATAATTTTCGCAATGTTCGACAATTTTTAAAATAGAACTGTGATCAGCACTTAAATAGTGAGGTAGCACGACATACCCGTCTTTATTAATAATAGGAATCGATTTTTTACAGTCATGACTAACAATATTGTATACATTGGCATCATTCCTTTTATTAAATTTATTTAGGAAATCAGGAATGGTCTCAGTTAAATCGCTCATTTTAGGCAATGTAGCAGACGACAAAACGATATTTTGTATTAAATTCTCGGCCCAGTTTTGTTTAATTGTCTCGTGAAATTCGTGATTGGAATAGTCCATTGTTATCGTTGGTTCATCCCAATAAGTTACCATTTCGTGATGTCCTGGATTAAAAGCAAGCATATAATACATGGCCGGCAAATATGACTTGATGTCGCAAATCATAATTTCTACATTGTCACCAACACTATTATCTACTTTTCCAATACCACCGCTGCGTTTGTTTATGGTGTATTCTTTCGCGGCGAAATAGTGTAAACGAATATCAGCAGAACTTGCACAACCAAACGCAAACGCTACCTTTTTATTTATCGAAATAGCCGATCGCGCCAATTGCAATCCAACGTGTCGTGCCGCGCACACAAATATTACCTTTTTATGTTCCGATAAAGCGAGCGGTGTTAGTGTTTTACCTGTACCAGTGGGAGCCATATATAATATCAACTTTGGACCTGTATTTTTGAATACGGTGAAAATCTCTTTTTGATGCTCGTATAACATTAAATCGCCATACTTTAATAGGTTCGTATTTTTCTCAATTAAATCAACACCGTTTTCAATTAGGTCTGAAATTTCGATTTCATATGATAAAATATCTAATACGCTTCTGGTTAAGGTATCAATAAACTTGTTCAATCTATGGATATTATTTCTGATTAATTTGTATAATGTATAATAGTTAAATGTGTAATTTTTTTTATTTTGTTCTTTTCTTGCTTCTAACATTTTGCTCATATATGTTAGCAACGTATTTTCATAAACATCAGAATTCTTTATAGCTTCTTCATCATTTCGCTCCATTCTGATTTTATCGGCAGAATTTAATCTGACAATTCCATCGACATTAATTTTTTTATATGTTGGATGTATTTTTACAATCTCATCCTCAATCGCCTTTACTCTTTCGCGAAAATATTTATTATAAACGAACTCTTCGATTTTATCATTGTGATCGATTTTCAAATATGCAAATAGCGACTTATTATTATTGACGCGTATATTTACATCGTGAAAACCGGCTACAATTAAATTCAATATATCAATCTCTGATTTGGAAACGGGCACCTCAATAGAGTCCCATTCCGATTTGTTTAGCTTTCTTTGTTTAAGATCCATTTTTGGGGGTTGCTGTGTATTATTTATACTGTATTCTTTATATTTAATTTTTATTTCAATTTTTTTTAAAATTGAAATAAAATAATATAAATAAATTAATTGTATATATCATAACTAAAATGATTGCAAGTGTAACTTATACTTTTATTTCGATTGAAGGGAATATTGGCTCTGGTAAGTCCACATTGTTGGCGAATTTGCGCGAGCATTACAAAAACAATGATAATGTTATATTTTTGAAGGAACCGGTTGATGAATGGGCAAAAATAAAGGATATAAATGGAACCACAATTTTAGAGAAATTTTACGCAGACCAGGAAAAGTATTCGTTTTCATTTCAGATGATGGCGTATGTATCCAGAATAAAGGTACTTCGCGACACATTGAAGGATAAAAATGAAAAGGATAAAAAAGATAATACTGGTCAAGAGAAAAAACATTATATAATAATTACCGAGCGCAGTTTGTATACAGATAAAATGGTATTTGCTAAAATGTTGTATGACAGTGGCAAAATTGAAGATGTAAATTATCAAATATATTTGAATTGGTTTGATACGTTTTCAGGTGAGTTCCCGGTTCATAAAGTGATTTATGTTAAGGCGGCACCTGAAAAATGCTATGCACGAATCGCGAAGCGTTCCAGAGAAGGCGAAGAAAATATTCCTCTTGAGTATTTAACAGCTTGTAGTTTATATCACGACAATATGTTAGATAAGACAAATAATAGCTGCGTTTGCGATGAGCAGTTAATTTTAGACGGAAATATTGATATTTATGAAAATAAGACGCAAGTTGACGAATGGATTCAGGAAATTGAACAATATATTTTATAAAATATTTGTATAATATAATAATGGCATCATTCGCATCATCAGGAACCACCATTGATACAGTAATTGATGTAAGAGACAATTTAATTTTTACTATATCAAGTATGAATCCTCCGCAACCAGGACACGTCGGAGTATTAATTTATGAAATGATGAAATTAGCAGTTCGTACTCATGAACAAAATGTATATGTGTTTTTTGGAAGTGATAAATATGATAGTATTGATTATCCATTATCATGTGAAGATAGAACAATAGTTTTAAATTTTATGATTGATTATTTAAAACGTAATGATCCTACTGTCGCTGGAGTAAATGTAATATTTATGTATCAAGAAGATAAGCATAATGGATTATTATATTTTAGAGATAAAATAAACCAATATTTTTTAATAGCACCAGGAAGGACAAAAAAAATTAATGGGTTTTTTGTTGCTGGTGGTGATGATAGATTAGCTATGATAAATAGTGTTAGGTCAATTGTTGGAAGTAACATAGGCAATTTTAAGAATAGAATTGAACAAGTACATTTAACAAGAGATGAAAGGCGAAACGATAAACTTAAGAGTGGAGTTTTCAATCCTAAAGATTTATCACAAATCTCAAGTACCATAGTTAATAAGTGTGTTGATAGCGGAGATTATGAACGTTTCACTGCTATATACAAGGGTTGGTTACCTAATGGTGAAAAGAATCCTGACGATTCTGTTAAACCGGATATAATTTACTGGTTATGGAACAGATTAATAGCTGTGAGAGGAAAGGGTCCTGGAACCGTTTCAGGAGCAGATGCTACATTTTCATCAATGTCCACAAAGACAGCAACTTTAATGGGTCATAATCCAGATATAGGCGGCAAAAGAAGAAGAACAAATAGAAGAAAAAGTAAAAAAAATAAAAGAAAACGAACTATTAGAAAGCGAAGAACAATTAGAAGAAGATAAATTCTTAAACGCAATACAATTCAGGTTGTCCTTTACCTTGTTCTATCTCCACTAATTCAGTAAACGACACGGGGTTCATATTATCATTATTCAGTACAACACTTTTTTTTAATAAATCATTAAAAATTCTTGTATTCATATAAATATCTTGATGTTTGTAGTCTGTTGTAAATGTTTTTTTAAGTTTTGTTATTACTTCACTCACAATATCAGTTGTTTTAGTTTTAGTTTTTAAATTGTCTAAAAGGAAAAACACCGCCTTGCTTTTTTCATTATTACCGCCAATAATAATTCTACAAACCGTATTACCATTAGATCTAACTATTTCCTTTGTTGTTTTTGTAATGTCTTCACCTGCACCGGAATATGATAAACCCAAATACGTTCCATGATATTTCAAATCAGGTTTATTTTTTTTAGTTTTGTTATGTAAATTACATATAACCCTTTGTGTTTTTTTCACATTTTTACAATAAATAGCTGTATAATCCATTTTATCATTTTCCTCATCGGGATGATAATATGAAACATTTCCTCTCTTTGTTGTTAACGGTAATAATGTAATTGGGTCGCCATTTGTGACATACCTTCTAAACATTATTATATTTCTCTCTATATAACTGTTAAATTTGTCGACAAGATATTTATTAAACACTCGCGGACCACCAAAGGTGACACAAGTGATTTTAATTTTCGGATTTTGTTTAACTAATATATATGAAAATATTTGGCTACAACCGCCACCGAGTGAATGACCAGTGGTAACTAATTTATAATTTTGGGTTTTTAAAAAGGTTGAAGAGAGAAAATGTATTGATTCTTTAATTGTATAAAAAAATTCACCGATAATTTTGAATATACCTAATACAAGACCACCGGGATTATTTTTACATATTTTATATGGTTCAATAGATGTTAATTTAAAATACGCAAGTGCACTTTTAAGAGAATATGTCCCTCTAAAGGCTATAAAAATAGTATTCATTAATTTATCAGCAATAATATAAACACTTGAATAATTGGATGTTGAAATAGATATATATTTTACATTAGTTGAAATGTCATATTTATGTACTAAATGTTTTTTTGTAATGATGTTAATTTTTTTATTAATTGTTTCAATATTATTTACTATAGGTTCAAAAATATCTTCATCACGGACTTCTTTTATTTTATGTAATTGGTCTTTTAATTTGGGTATTTTAAATATTTCATCATAATAGTGTAAAAAATTAATATTATTCATATAAGATAATCTTGATAAAATACAAGAGATATAGCTTATTAATGGTGTATCCATAATATAAAATGATATAAAATATTATATAAAAATATTTATATAAACTATATTATAAAATGTCTGAAGAAGATAACAAAATAATAAATATAATATTAAAATGCCCTCACTGTGAACAATATATGGAAATAGAGCAACTAAATTGTAAGATTTTCAGGCACGGAATTTTGCGTTCAAATGGAAAGCAAATTGACCCGCATTCTCCGAAAGATTTGTGTGATTATTATATAAAAAACGATAGGATTTTTGGGTGTGGTAAACCGTTTAGAATAGAGAAAAATGGTGACACATATATTCCAGTAATTTGTGACTATATATAGATTGTTTTTGTTTTTTAAATTTTTAAAATAGTAATAATATATATATGACATCTTTTCAAAAAAAATTAACATATGAAAAATTTTATAAAAAAATGCCTAATGACGATTTAGACAATCTTGTAGAACTAATGGATACAAAAGATTTTGATGTTAACTATCAAAATCCAAACAAGTGGGGATATACACCTCTTATGATGGCAGCTTTATACGACCGAGCAGATGTAGCCGAAGAACTTGTTAAGCGCGGAGCCAGTTTAAAAAATCCGACTCCTGGTATGGATACATATATTAATGTAGCCGCACAAAAGGGAAGCGTAAACATGGTAAACTTTTTGTTGTCTCAAGGTGTTCATTTTAATAATCATACTATAAATCTTGCGAAAAAATTTGAAGATAACGAAGATGTTGTTAATATATTGGAAAATTGGGAAGCAGAACAGGTAATTCCAGCGTTTAATGAAGCAGGACCTCATATGGGTGTTGGACGTATTCACAACGAGGATTTAATAGATATAAGCGAATATATGGGAAAAAAAGGACGTGATTATGGAGAGGGTATCAAAAGAAGAAACAAGAAATCAAAGAAAAGAAAATCAAATAAAAAGAAATCAAATAAAAATAAATCTATGAAAAGAAGAAAATAAATAATAATAATTAA